GTCAGTGCCCAGTTCATGCCCAGGCCTGGCGAGATACGTCGTGCCACAATAAATAGGCGTACAAAAATGACCTCATTCGATGACCCCCTTGTTGCTTGGGGTAAATTCCTTACCGTAATTTCTAACGTCAATTCTGGTGTAGGTAACCCAGTTGAGATGTCAGACGCCCTCCGCTCTACAGTAAGGGCACTGGGAGACGCTGCCTGGGGAATGCACACCAATTCAGACAGAGAAGCATTCTGTCGTACATATGAACGAATCGTCAATGAACTAGATATGGACCGGTACTCAGTTCCTGAATTGGATAGTAGTAAATGAATACCCCAACAATAATTTACCTATTTTTTTCTAGTCTTTTTATTTATACTGTAATGTATTCCAGGATTGCTTTCCTGCTGAAGATATTTATTGTTGTCTCGCTAGTAGTTGCAATGAGGTCTGTCGTCCTGGGCTAGCTTCTGGTTTGTGAAGAGAAACCCAGGCAGACCAGCTCTTATACCAACGAAGCCAGTAGTGACGCTGACATTGCGCGTCACAAAAGAATTTAAAGAAAAACTCATGCATCAGGCCGGCGCCGTCGACTTGAGCTTGACTGCGTACATAGAGTCGTTGGTCGAGCGAGATGGGCGCTAAAAGCAAAAAGACTAAACATCTCGACAGCTATGTAACGCTGAACATCCGACTAAAAGGCCGGGTGAAAAACGAGATAGTTGAGTACGCAACTAAACAGGGAATATCTGTAAATCAATTGTGCATCTATGCACTCTATGAATTCGTACGCAACCAAAAGGGATTTCCTGCTCCTGGCTCTGCGCAATTCTCAATACCAACAGTGGAAGAGCAAGTGTTGGCGTACGTGCGCGGGGAACAATTACTAAAGCCGTGCGGCAAAAAAGATTGCCTGCAAAAAATTACCCAATTAAATGAGTGGCAATTTTGTGAGACTTGCAACTTGCGCATTATGTAATTTGTAATTACAAAATTTCGAAAAAAAATTTTTAGGACCGCCGGCGCAGGATTTTTGGTCTTTTTTTGCCTTTTATTAGATGCCGGCCATCTGTTGTGCTAAGTTGCTTTCGTCCACTCGGGCCGGAATTAACTCGCTTGGTGGTTATGCCATTTTCTACCGGCGACTCCTTGCGTCGGGTGCATGACCCCTCCTCAGGTGAGGTGCCCGGGTGGACATTTAATTTCCCCACATCTGTGCAAGCGTTGGCCGTGTTGGCTTTATCTTTCTTCTTCTCTGTTCTGCTGCAAGCTGTCTGCTCGTTAGTCCTGCCCAAACACCGTGCATATCAGCAGGTGGAAACTCAAGTGCGTACTCTAAACACTTGTCTCGAACCGGGCACGCCCTACAGATGGTTCTTGCCTGTGCAATGTAAGTAATATCCTTATGTTGTTTGGGAAACATTAGTTCGGTCTTTCCCCTACAGGCTGCCAGTTGAAACCAATCTTTCGCAGGTATAGCTATCTCTGAAAATGGTTGGGTATTTTTATTAGGTAATTTTTGTTTGGATATTTCTTTCTTGCTTGTCACAAAATCTCCTCAGAGAAAAGATGAATTTCTTATCTCTTTGGATAATTACTACTAGGTAATTGCTGGTAGGTGGTGGTCAAGTGGATGTTGGTTTTGGTTCGTACTATGCCTTACCCCCCTGCAACTATGCCTTGCCCCTACTGGCACCCCATTGCTCTGCCTTACCCCTATCTAGTCTCTGGGCATAACGGATTGCGTTATGCGGTCCTAGGGGATTACGCGGCCTTTGTAATCCGTGAAAGGAAAAAGCGGCGCTTTCTTTCTTGTCCTAAATGGACTTATCTAGTCACCTGAGTCAGGATAAATTTATCCAGAAGTAACTAGCGGTCAGTGGTTTTATCTAATCCCTGTGAAAACGTATGGTACGGAGCACCGGTATATGGGTCGAACTTGGCAGATGCGGCGATTGCTTTTAGTGCAAGCTTTCGAGCTGCACCAACAGTCATCTTGCCTTTTGGTTGCATGGCGAACATCGCTCCGAGTGCGTACTGAGCGCCGCTTCCGATGGCAAACATCCCACTGGAGTCTGAAATCCATGAGTAGTCACCGTCAATGATGTAAATCTGTCCATTGACAGCCATGAATATTGTTGAAGCGTGTTCGGCGATGTGTTGTTTTGAATCGTTGTCGGGTGAGGCATATCCCTGTGCTTCGAAGCATTCTCTCAAGCTTGGGATAAATTTAACTGTAACAAACTGGTCAAGCTTCTTGCCTTTGAGATTTGGGGGCGGAGTTGGTGGGCTGAATGCATGATGCAGGATATTTATTGCCCGCAGGTCGCCGGCAGCGCCGAGTATGTACTTGCCGTTAATCCCTAATTTGCTGTTGTTCTCTTTTAGACCGACAATTTGCGAAATCAAATTTGACTCGGCATCGGTCTCAGCGATACGCGAATCAGCGGTCGCTATACAGAACCCATCTCCCTGAATGCCGATTATTGTTGTCAACTGATATCGTCTCTATTCGGTAGTTCATCGATGAGCAGTTGTGATATCACAGCCCAAGGGTCGTCTGACTTGTTTTCGTCAATTAACTTTCTTGTTGATTCGGTGAGGGCGTACAGCCAATCACCGTCACTATTTATCCCTACTACTTCAATCAAACCTTGTTTCCTCAGAAGCTCCATGTCCTCGAGGAGGTTTTCTTTTGAATAGTCGCTCCACTCTTGCGGAAGGTCGTTTGAACTCATGCGCTGTACTCCTTGCCTCGGAAGAATCCTCGTCCGTTATAAATCCACATTGGCTCGTAGTTGAACCATTCGTTGCCTACCCCTGGCGGCTGGTACTGGACTACTGCCATTCCCTGTTGCCAGTTCTCTGCTCCCATGAGCATAGGGCGTCCGAATTCATCTGCGCCAGATTTCGTGGAAGGAACTGCGCCGTCTATCCTGCAGAGACAGCCAGGACTTGCCGCCATGATGGTTCTTGGACCATTCTTGGACAGACGAGTGCGGAAGGCATACTCTGTCCTGTGGATATGTCCGTATATCACCGACACATGGGCGTCATTTAGGTACTTACTGGTCGTTGAACCATTGGACGTAACCTTGTGTCCGTGGATAACCATCAGGTTTTCATTCAGGCTGACATAGGACTCTGGATATCCAGGAATATAGTCAACCCCGAACTCGTCCATTCGACAAAGGTATGGAACCGACATGGCTGGCCAGTTATCCCTCAATTCGTCATTGAGTTTGCCTCTAGTGATTCCGAAGGCGGCTTCGGCATTAGTTTGGACATATCTCGCCATTCTGGCTTCGTGGTTGCCGGCAATCCACGAGATTTTTGCATTTGGTGCAGCTGACCTAATTTGGGCACAAAGCATTGTTGCCCTGTCGATAGCTGCCTGAACTAGTTGCTTAAACGGAGCAGCAGTCAAAAATTTGCCGAATTCTGCAAAGTCCAAGTTGTCTCCGACCATCACCACTTGATTTGGCTGGATGTCTTCAATCAGTTTCAAGGCTACTGCTATTGCCTGCTCGTCGTGGATTGGTTCCAGGTCCATGGAATCCAATGATTTACGGTAAAAGCCGATTTGTATATCAGGTACGATGACAGCCTCTTCCCAGCCTTTCGGACGGGTGACTTTTGTCGTTGACTTTTGTAGTTGTATCTTGGGGCCTTGTTCAATTAGTGGCCACTGTGGCCCCTGGTCCCAAGTGGGGCTGAACTGAATTGCTTGCAAATTATGGACTTCCGTCTCGCCCAATTCGTTCTTTGTTACCGTCTGATACAACGACACTTTGTTAATAGTCCCAATTTCGGACGGGTCGATGTTTTTGGCCTTGAGCATCGCTGCGATATCACCGAGAGCCTTGGCGCTAGCATCTTCTTTTTGCTGGGCCACCTTGACGGCTTTTAATTTTTCACCCAGTTTTGATGTTGGCTTTTTCTTTGTGGTCATTTCTTTAGCCTCTCTGCTATGCAGCATGTCCGTGCTTCATCGTCATCTTTGAAGCAATTTCTTTTCTCTCCGAGAAATTCTCGACTTAGCGATATGCCTTCTGACTTCAGTGTCCGAACTAAATTCATTGTGGACACGTCGCTACGCAGGATGTCAATAAGAAGCTGTGATTCATCGTCTTCGAGGTCAGTGACCAATCTCCCCAACTTACATAGCTGTTGTTTACCCTGCGTCGCCTTTAGCGAATTCAATGCATCTTTTAGCATTATCCCCACCTGCTACTCTCTCTTGGTATGAATCGTTTACCGACTGTGAATTGTGGTGTGACCTCTGTCGTGACCCCAATTGATAGTACACCATGGACGGGGGGAGCGGGTGACATGTCATGAGGGCACAAAAAACTGAAGACATTAAAAAAGCTTTGGAAGAAGTTATCGATGCGAGACCTGGGGAGTCGACGGAAGAAACGCTTGAGAAAATACTTCGCGCATTAGACAGCAAGAAGGTTTTGCGTTACCATCGTGATTCTGACATAGGTCTTCTATCAACACCTGGACGTGTGTTGATTGCGATAATTGAAGACCCGACTATGACTATTCGCGCAATTTCTGTATATTTAGATTTAAGCGAAACCATGATTGACAAAACAGTTAAGCAGCTGATTAATGCTGGTCTAATTACAAAGACAAAAGTCAATCGCCAAAATATTTATCGGGTTAACCAAAATCTCGTTCTTGAGCAACCTGATATACGACATTTTGCCAATGCGATTGAATCAATGTACTCAACGCAAGAAAAAAACGAAGATGAAGTTGTAGAACAAGAACCCTTCTAATACGCTTCCAGCTCATGCCAGGCTCAACAAAAGGATTAGTCGTTTACAACTCAGCTGGGTACAACACCCTTTGCTTCGCAAAAATGATGAAGTCTTACGGACGGTCATTTAGCGCAATTCAATTAAAAGAATGCCTTCGTGGTGTGTTCCATGAAAATGGAATCTCTCGCGCTAAAGAGCAATTAAAGTCTTTGGAGAAAAATGGCTACATATCCCGGGCATCAGAGGATGAGTGGCTCATAACAGAAAATGGAATTGAGCAGATTTTTAAATCAGCCGCTGTTTACCGCGGTCAAAAAGAAAGATTTCTTGGCAAAAGGTATGTAGCTAACACAAATAAGCAGATATCAAATATTGCAAAATCAGACAGCATGGACAAGTATGACGAAGAAGAAGAAATACTTATTGCTGTCGAAAACAGGATGAGATTAATTAAAAATAGACGAGCAAGTCAAAAATCTAAGTATCGCTCTCAGTAGTTTCTTCGTCTTCGTTGTTCGCAATAATCCATGCTTGAAACACATCATCGGATGTCGGCATAAACCACAGCTGTGAAGAATCGATATCATCTACATCTCCTATAAGCGTCCAGCAGAGAGATAGCTTCTCCATTGCCGGAGATACGCCACCATTGCAGTCCATCCCGTATCTGGTGATGTGTGTTGAGACTATGCACTCGCCTTTCCGATTCTTGCATGGCCCATCTTTTTCCTCATGTGGACAGAAGATGGAGAGTATTTCGAGTTCAGCACGGTTTATCCTAAGAAGAAGTTCGTGGCCATCACAGTGCCAGAGTTGTTCTATTTCTTTAGGTGCGGGCATTTCGGATAAATTTCAAAATTGTGGTTCGACCTTGGGCGCGGTGGGACAACAAAAAGTTATCACAGCAAAATGTCAAATAGGTGTAGGTATTTAGTTGCAGCAAATTATGCAGTTGCTGATTTTTCTTTCTTGGTCGCAGATGCCTCTTCCGCTTTTGCCTCGACCTCTTGTCTGGCCTGGCTGAAGGCTCCGTCTATTTCTGCAACAGAGAGCTTTCCGTCATCCATATATGCACGAGCAAGTCTTTCCACAACAGTTGCTACGCCGCCTATGCCGGCAACAAAGCATGCTTTCCACAATGGGATTCCAGCAATTGCACCAGCTCCGATGACGCCAAGAGCATTTGATGCAAAAACAGCAAGAATTCTAAGCACAATGTGCTTTAAGTTATTCATACCTTGCTCTTTTTCTTGTGTCGTATATCGCTAACCAAACCAACGGCATGGTCGTTGATATGGCCATCTATTTTTGCTTCAATTACAGCTATATCTAAATCAATATCGTGAATATCTTCACGCAGTGCTTCTAGGCGTTCGGCGACAATCCCGTGGTCGCGTGTGTTTTCTTTTCTGCTCTTTTGCACAAGGGCAATAAGAATTCCGAAACACCCTGTGATTATTGCTGGAAGAATTGCTTGTTGCATATTCCCTCGATTGTGGTTAAAGGCCGAGAAGTTCTTTTACTTTTGGACCAGCTACCGAGTCAGCTGTAAGCTTGTTGGCAATTTTAAACGCCTTAATTGCTTCGTCGGTTGCGGCATCTTTTTGCCCGTTGATTGCGCCCTTATAGAAACCCTTAGCCTTAAGTGCTTCTTGGAGCTTGCTTATGTCGTTGCCACCAGATGCTGGGGCTGGAGCACCACCTGCTGGAGCAACTACTCCGTTTGCGTCCATCCATGCTTTTACTGATGCCGGAACATTGTCGCCGTTGACATATCGAAGGTGCCACGGCTCTGATGGAACCACTTCCCACGAGAAACCAAACTCTTTAACATTTGCAATAAGCCAGTTGAGGCGCTTTGGTTCTGATGCTGAATGAACGTCAACGGCCAAGCCGAGGTTATGCTGCGATTTACCCGGCGTGGCAAGCATCGCCATACCCTTCTTGAGATACCAAGTCTTCCCCTCAAATGTTTTTGTGCTGGTTCCGACTACTGGCTCGAGTTGATATCTGGAAAGAAATCCTTTTTTTTGGCTCTCGTAATCTCTATATGTATCGCCGCTGGAAGTCGGTTTTAGTTCAACACCTTCAGCTTTTGCTTTCTCAACCATTGCCGTCCATGCGGATGCAGCAATCCAATGCATTTTCCCACCACCTGGGACAGCTCTTAAAAGATTGGCAGGGAGCTTGCCTGGTTCGATGCCTTTAAGGTCTTTTGGAAGAACTACGGGGACGATGTAATCCCATGCAAGCTTGCTCATTGTCAACTCTTTTCGTGCAAATAACTGAGAGCGCTAAAGAACGCTAAAAGATTTTACAACAAAAGTTGGATAATAATAAGTTACTAAATTGAGTACTTATTCCCCATCTGGCTCTTTCATGTGGAGGTACATCGCACAAGCAAATGCGATTGACGTACCCCATAGCGCTACCTGCTGGGTAAACCCGGACAATGTGAAGTACATCACCACTGCCCCAGCAAGAGTGAATCCAGAGCCCATCACTCCGTAAATAAATTTCTTAGTGAAATTCTTCCAGTCCATAACTCTTACTCCGTTTTCGTATTTGTAAATAGATATCCGTTTAATCCACTCAGGACCTTCGCCCTCAATGGCTCCACCCTCTTCCTCTTCCTCTTCTGGCTTTCGGGCAGCCATATCCTGTTTTGGAGTCGAGGTCGATGAAGATGGCGTTGGTAATCCACCAGCAGCAGAGGCCAAAGCCACAGTGCTAGTTACCAAGTTTACCGCAATAACACTTCTTCTTGTCCCAACATCAATGGTTGAATCAAGAGGGACGTATATGTCAAACACACCGGAGAATACATTTATCTCTTCTTCGAATGATTCCTTAACATCCGTTGGAGCGTCTTGGACGGCTGCAACTATCTCGGCTCCCTCTGTTTCGCTCAACTCCCCAACAGGTACAGATTCGAAGATGTCTGTTGCTTGTTCGGCGGTAATGTTTTGAATAACTGCCGCGCTAGTAGCAAGCGCTGTTGCAACTTCATCATTTATTTCTTCCTGGAGAATCGCATCAATTACTGCCTCAACTTGCGATTCATCAATTGCGCCACTTTCAAGCACTTCAACAAGTGTTGATACTGCTTCTTCTGTAACTCCGTCCATCAGTAATGCTTCTGTAACGGCAGCGACTTGCTCGTCTGTTGCTCCGTCGGCAAATGTCTCTGAAAGGATTGCTACAACATCTTCACTTGTTGCATTCTCGAATACGGCTGAAAGAATTGCCACCACCTCTTCATCGGTTGCGTCCTCGAATATCGTGGAAAGAACTTCAGCGACTTCTTCGGTGGTTGCGTCAATCAGCGCTTCTCCTACTATTTCCGCTATTTCATCAGGCGAAGCATCAATTGGAAGGTCATCAATTGCATCTTGGATTTCTTCGGCTTCGGCACTAGGCTCTTCTGATGGACCTGATTCTGTTTCCGTTTCTGTTTCTGATGGCACTGTTTCAGTTGTCGTATCTGGCAGTGTCTCTTCTGTTTCTGTTTCTTCAGGCAGCGTCTCTACTGTGGTTGGGGTGGTGTCTTCTGGGACTGTGGTCTCTGGCTCAGGCTCTACGGGGACGACTACTACCACTGGCTTTGTGGTTGTTGTCCCTGGTTCTGGTTCCGGTGCTACTGAACTACTCGTAGGAACCGAACTGCTAGTTGGCACTGAACTGCTAGTAGTCGTAGTGCTGGTTGTAGTAGTCGTAGAAGTAGTTGTAGTTACTGGAGTCGGGTCAAGAACAGTTGCATCAACAGTCACTTCTGGTCCGTACACGCACGGACCCACTCCTTCGTTGGAGAAACAACTCTGATTTCCCGCTTTGATACCGAAACGAACTGGTCCATATCCAGTCGTGACAGGATTACTTCCAGAAAACATCCCAGTGCTTAACGAGTAGCTGGTTCCTTGATTAGTCCAAACTCCCCAGCCTCCTGACGTGGCTCCACCAATCACGGTTAGGTCATAAAAACTAACCGAGTAACCATAGATGGCGGTATTGCTTGCCGCCGATGCATCCCAATCAAGGTCAACACTTCCGTCTGCGTTTGCAACAGCCGTCAGGTTTGTAACTGGATTAAGATAAGGTGCAGTGATGTCGTTAGGAACGAAAGAAAGCGTTGAGCCATACGCCGAACCTGAATCATTGGTGACTTTCAGACGGAAGTAGTATGTGGTTGAGCCAGTCAAACCTTCAACAACTGTCGATACGGTTGAAAGCGAAGTTCCAGTAAAAGTTCCAGATACTGGAATTTCAACGACAGTTCCAGAGAAGTCAGCTGTCGTGCTGTACTGGAATACCGCTGTAGAACTAAAACCGTTGGGGTTTAATGTCCCAGAGAGCGTTACAGGACCGTCGTCAACCGTTACTGTTGGTTCCTCGGATGAAACTATTGGCGCAGTAGCTGCGAGGGTCTCAAATTCAAATACTGCGGATTCTGTTTCACCAGTCTCGTTGGTTGCAACAATCTTTGCATAATAGATTTCACTTGGGTCAAGACCAGTAATCTCTGCGTCAATGGCAACTTCATCAGAACCCGTAAATGTTCCCATTGAGACAGAGTCTGAAGTGGAAAAATCTTCTTCAGTTGAATAGATGAGTGTTGCCGTAGTAGAAAAACCCTTTGGGTTAACTGTTGAAGCAACAGTTGCAGAGGTCTGGCCAATACCGCTTACAACTGGCGAGCCCAGAACTGGAGCATTGTTTCCATCTGCTGAAAGCACATAGCTAATGCGGAACGAAGTTGAAGAGCCAGCTCCAAGTGTTGGAACATTCAGGGCAACGTATATTCCTGCGTCGGCATACATTTCTCCAACATTGCCAAGATATGTTCCGCTAGTTGCAAGTGTGTTTCCAGCGTTCCAAATGTCAGCAGGGTCTGGGGAAGAAAATCCACCAGTTTGTCTAGCAACACGAGCACGAGCGTCAAATGACTGAAGAGCAATAAATGCGTTATTTCCCCACCTTGCTGTTGCTTGTGCTTCTGTTCCTTGACCAGTTACACCGTTGCAAGACTGGAACATTGATGTACTCACGGTTCCACCAGCACAAGTCATAGAGCCAGAGCCAGTTGCGTTGTCTGGGTCAAAGCCTCGACCAAAATACACATCACTAATTGCGGACTCGGTTGTGTTGGTAAGAATCACGTCCGTATGAAGCGCTTGCCCTGCCGTTGGAACGCAGTACCTTTGCGAAACACTTACGCCGTTGAATGGGCTGGCACTAATCCAAGAAACGCATTGAGACGAGCCAGAGTCTTGAATGTCAGAAACCGCACCTGCGATAAGTGTTTGACCGTGGTCGTTTTTGCCAATACTCCCAGCAACCTTCATTTGCCAGCCTTCAAAGGGTGAGCCCGGACAGAAGTAGTCTCCGTCGTCCGTTGTTTCTCCCCATCCGTCCATTTCACGGTCAACACGGAAGCCAAGACAGTTTGGTGGGTTTGCGTGGAATCCTGAAGGAACGCTCGTTGAGCCAAATGCGCCGTTCGCTCGTACACCCACTTCAGCAAACTCTCCTTGAAGGAAGGCTTGTCCATTGGATATTTGAGTATTTGTGGTGAATGTCGCCCCAGCGGGCACGGAAAAGCCAAAAATCGAGATAAGCAGAAAAAATACTGACGGAACTGCCATCACAAGAGCAGGTTTATTTACATGGTTGCGCCTTTTGAACACCTACACCTCCAAAAAAATACCACTAATTCTAGCATTTTTTTGGAGTGTGTTAAATATAATTTATTAAATCAATTTAAATAAAAGCAACTTGCGTCATTTGTTGTTTGTGCACATAATTGCGAAGTGCCAATGCCAATGACCAACAACTGGCCACTTGATACCATCGTTCATCCAGCTGCTGCCAGATGGGTCTTTGGGTATGACGTCAAAAACGTCTTGCATTTCAGTAAATCCAGCCTGATGTAAGAGTTTCCAAACTCTGTCGTGATGACAGTTCCAGTGGTGGTGCGCACCATCCCACCACTCAAGGCCGGGAACATGCGTATCTTCAACATCAAGGTGCTCCATGACTGACAAGACCATTTCCCATGGCTCTTGTCCCTGAGCCCATCGCTTGATTGTTCGTCTGACGTCTGGTCCACAAATAAGGAACTGTGCTCCAGGTTTTGCTATTCGTTTCATATCGGAAACGAATGCAGGCACTTCTTTCCATGGAATGTGCTCAAGCACATGCCCAAGAAATACTGCGTCAAAATAATTGTCGTCAAATGGATAGGGTTTGCCGGGCTCAACACGAACGTCTGGTCGCGTGTCCTCAGTAACCCATGTATCGGTATTGACCCATCCTTTTGCGTAATGAGTTCCACAGCCGGCATTAAGTAAATTCATTATCGTCCTACATTTCCGCCATCGATTGGGAAGTACCAACCATCTCCGTGGCGCTCTGCTTTTGGCATGTCACTTCTATGATTAATTCCGGAATAATGGGCAATAAGTGATTTTCTAATCATTCCCGTTTGGTTTGGTAAAGAACCCCTGTGAAGAAGTCGTCCATGCCAAAATAAAACGTCACCGCGTTCTGGCAGGTATGTTAAAACTTCAGCATTACGCTTTTCAATTTGATGAGTAAATATAGGGGTAAGAATTTCTTCGCTGTATGTAGGCCATCGATAATCTCGTTTTTCCGGCGGAAGTACCTGGAGAATTTTTTCCCGTGTTACCGTAGGCCACCTGTGTGAGCCAGGTATTAGTTGAAACGGACCAGAATCTGGATTGATTGTTTCAAGCGCAATCCATATTGCAACATAAAAATCTCCTACATGTTCTGGATTTAGGTATGTATCTTGATGCCAGTTTCTTGTTGTTGTAACCCATCCAGTCAGGTTAAGGTGAACGGCCGCCGGTTCGCCAATGAGCTCTTCCATTGTGTCGTTGATTCCCTTGAACGTAAGGATTTCCATTACCTCTGGGTGTCTTCTGTATGGCGTGCAGTCTGGCCAACCTCCAGGTCGAGTCATTGAGAATTGACCGTCTACGTATTCTGCGTTGTTTTCAATCCAGCAAGCTTCGTAGCGTTCCATTAGTTCTTCTGGAAGAAGTCCTTTTTTAATCACGAAGCCGTTGTCATTCCAGTCAGCTGGGCCTGGTTCTGGTGCCGGAACGGTTAGTTCTGCGTACTGCTGTTCAAGGAATTCTGTCGTACTCATATCTTCTCCAATATTACGCGAAACGTTGCATCCCAGTCGTCACCACGCTTATCCATGGTGAAATCTTTAAGAAGTTCGTAATTTTCGTCGATTTCATCTTTTCTCATTCTTGGGTCGAGGAGCTCATCTAAATGATAAACCCATTCAGACGTTGAACGAGCAACCCGTCCTATCCCCTGGTTAGCAAGGAGCTCATATTCAGGCGAATAGGATGAAACAAAAGGCACACCAGCTGCAGCATATTCCAGTCCCTTAATAAAAGATTTTGCATGATTGAAAGGGATGTTGTTCAGCGGTATCAGCCCAATGTCAATGTGTTGAAAAAGTGATGGGTACGAAAGAATTGGAACCATCGGCGACATTTTCGTAATTGAATCAGGAATGCCAAACATATGGTTTGCCTGTGGCGCAGTGGTGCTGTGTCCGGAGTGATGAAATCCAAGATTTCTTATTTCTAGGTATTGTCCAAGAAATGGAGATAATTGCTCTAGGTCGTTTGAGCGCCAATGCGTAGCTCCAACCCAGCCAACTTTTGTTTTTTTATTCGAGCGAAATTGTTTTTTTTGCCACCTAGGCAGGTCTATCCCGTTTCGGACGAGAAAAACATTATCTCGTTGTTTTGCGTAGTAGTCGAACAAGAATGGCGTTGATGTGATTACGGCGTCAGCAGAAAGAATTATTTTAGAATATATTTCGCGATTTGATTTTGGATTTTTATCTGGATGTGTTGCCTCAAAAGCCCTATTTGATTCAGACAACCCATCAAACCAATCGTCAACATCAACTATGATTTTTTGACCCATCGCACGGGCAAGTGGCATGGCATCTAGTACTTCTTGTTGCATCAATAATTTAAAAACTATAATGTCCCAACCGTGAACTGCTTTATCTCCTTCGACAAGCATTCCGAAACCACGCTGTGTTGTGAAACCTGGGAATCCAACAGAAGAAAACCAGCCACGCTTATTCAATTCATCCGCAGGCAACTTACACCTATACCAAGCACACCCATTTGGTTGTAGTGGGTTCGTTCCCCACGACCAGTCATGGGTAAGAAATGCGATTGTTGGTTTTTGTGGTTTTTTCATAGGCGTTTTAAAGATACTAATTTATAAATAGCGCAGCGAGAGCAGTAATTGGTTCACGGCGAACAAAAAAATACATGTGATATTATTGTTGTGTCATCTATTCAAAAATGGGAGAACATGATGAATCAAGCATTCATGAAAGACGTTGTTGAGAGAGCAGCAAGAACATTTGCCCAGGGTTACCTTGGCTCATGGCTGGCCACCGGAGCAGACTTTGACGGGCTAGTTAATGCCTCAAACCTAAAAGTTGGCGTTGTTGCCGTTGCCTTGTCGGTCGCGATGAGCATGGGTCTCAAGAAGGTTGGGCCAAATAAGGACTCCGCTTCAGTTTTGTAAGGCGGATTGCCGACCAGCCCGGCGTGTTCTCATCTACAATCTTGTAGGTCAATGATTGGAGAAAGCCGTGTCAATGGTCGCGGGAAGATACAACATCACTTGTCAGCAAGGGTCAACTTTTGACCTTCAATTGACGCTGCAGTACACAAATCCTGACTATGCCAATGGCTGCGGCGGAGCTGAGGTGTGCCCAGAGTTTCTTCCGTGGGACCTCACTGGGTATACCGCAAGAATGCAGGTCAGAAGATATATGGAGTCGGCAACAACAATTACAGAACTGACGACCCAGAATCTTGCTACAAATAGAATTACACTCGGCAACCCAGACCCGGAGGATGGAACGATAACCCTATTTATAAGGGCCGAGGACACCCGAGCAATAACCATGTCTGGTGTTTACGACATTGAAATAATCTCGCCAACAAACGAAATAGACAGAATACTGCAGGGCGACTTCATTCTTTCACAAGAGGTGACGCGATGACAGGCGAAAACGTAGTCCAAGTAATCACAACTGAAATCCCAAACCGAGTTCTTGTTACCACGACACGCGCACCCGGTGTTCAACAGTTTACGTATCAAGTTCAGGTATTCACTGTTCCGGGAACATTGAGCACTGGGACGGGAAGAGCAAAATTTTACATTCCTGGCCCAATAACAATCGGGAACGTAAGAGCTTCGGTTGGTACCGCACCGACCGGGTCTGACCTAGTGATAGACGTGAACAAAAACGGAACGACAATATTCACTACCCAGGCAAGCAGGCCAAAAATTTTTGCAGGACAAACTCTCGTCTCAACTTCAACACCAAACGTTACGGAATTGACGACTGGTGATTATTTAACAGTTGACATTGACCAAATAGGGTCATTAAATCCAGGGGCCGACCTATCAGTTCAAATAGAGTTCACCCCTTAGGTGTATTCTTGTAGCAAGCGGTATTAACCGGTCCCTAGCAAAAAGGTATCAATCACATGACAATTTCAAACTTCCTAGAAAACGAGCTACTCGATACCTTGGACGGTTCGGGTTCTGCATACTCGGCTTCTGCTACTTATCTCAAGCTCCACATTGGCGACCCAGGTGAAGATGGAACTGGCAGCCCAGCAACCGAGACAACACGCAAGGCAGTTTCGTTCGGTGCTGCAAGCGGTGGCTCAAAGACATCAACTGCAACTGTTGAGTGGACGCTCGTTGCTGCTACAGAGACATACTCGCACTGGTCGCTGTGGGATAACTCAACTGCTGGTAACTGCCTCTGGTACGGTGCTCTTTCTGCGAACGCTTCAGTTACTGCTGGCGACACGTTCGAAATCACTTCCCTTACGCTGACACTCGAGTAAGCCAGAGGGGAGTAACCCCTCATGGATGAACAAGAGATAATTGGTTTCTCGGAACCATTCCGAGGGACCTCGTCGTTCTATGTAGGATTTAAAACAGTATCGGAGAATGCCTCCGCTGCTGGCAGTGGTTCTTCTTCCGTATCCCAACTTCATACGGCAATACGGACTGCGTCAGCGTCTGGCATATCCAGTCATACAGTCATCTCGCTCCATGTATCACCACGTGGCGCAACTGGTTCTGGCTCCGCAACAGCTGGGGACCAAGCGATTGGACTTCACACTGCACCACGTCAAGCGTCTGCTTCTGCGAATGGAGATAGCACTGCCGACGGCTTGCGTACCTCACCAAGAACGGCATCTGGAAGTGCAACGGGCTCCTCGTCCAACCTTAGCGAAGTCATTACGTTCCTTAGGTCTGCAACTGCTAGTGGTGGTGCCACGCCTGGAGATTCGGCAATTGGCCTACACACCGCGCCAAGAAGCGCATCTGGGTCTGGGACATCAAGCGAATCTTCAACCAGAGTTAGAACATCTGTTGTTTCCGCAACTGGTTCCGCAACGAGTAATTCAACCGCTATTGGTCTACACACCTCGCCAAGAACGGCAAGCGCATCCGGCCAGTCAAACGAGTCTGCAATACGACTCATTATTTCCCCAAGAAGTGTTACTGGTTCAGGAAATGGCGACTCGCTTGTTCTCGCCCTACATACCCATCTCCGGACTGCTTCAGCTAGTGGTTCTGGAACATCTAACAACTCAATTCTCTACTCAAACCTTAGAACCGCTCAAGGTTCAGGTTCTGCAACCGCAGGTGACACTGCCCTAATTCTTCATTCAAGCCTTAGAACCGCAAGTGCTTCTGGAAGCGGTTCTGAAAATTCATCTTCATTCAAGACACCTGTTAGAACAGCTTCTGCTGCAGGACAGTCATCTGAGTCTTCAGATGGTCTACACACATCCCCAAGAACAGCAAGCGGTTCTGGTGATGGAGATTCATTAGTTTCTCAACTGTTCACCCATCTCAGAACAGCATCCGCATCAGGAACTGGTACATCAAATAACTCCGTTCTATATTCAAATATTAGAACTGCTCAAGGTTCTGGTTCGGCAACAGCTGGCGATGTGGCAACAGGTTTGCATACTGCACCAAGAGTTGCAACAGGCAGTGGGGTTGGTTCTTCAACATCTGAAGAAAAAGCAACGTTGTTCAGGACTTCGTCAGCTAATGGTATCGGTTCATCAACATCAAGCGAATTGCGTTCAGTTTATAGAACTGGTTCCGCAATCGGTCAGTCTGATTCGCTTTCATCATTCAGATACGGAAAACTCAGAACAGCCTACGGGGATGGTGGGGCGACCGCCAACGATGAAGCACTCATCCTTCATACCTCAATCCGAACCGCAAGCGGAGATGGTGATGGCTCTTCAACATCATCTTCATTCAAGACCCCTACTAGAACAGCAAGCGCTTCCAGTCAGGGCTCCGAAACAGCGACTGGCCTACACGTCGCGCCAAGAACTGCTGATGGCTCAGGTTCTGGAGATTCATTAGCTTCTATCGTCACTACGTTCATCAGAACTGCAACCGGTTCTGGACTTGGTTCATCTAACAACTCGGTTCTATATTCGAATATCAGGACAGCTCAGGGTTCTGGTTCTTCGACTGCTGGAGACGAAGCAATTGGATTACACACCGCACCTCGAACGGCAACTGGTGAAGGGACTGGTGGCTCTAGTGCCTCAATCCTTTATAGCAATCTTCGTACCGCAAGTGCATCTGGTGGCGCAACAGCTGGAGACGAAGCAATTGGCCTGCACACAGCTCCAAGAAACGCAACTGGGTCTGGAGCCGGAGCAGAGAGCACGAATGAATTCAAGATTCTTTATAGAACATCTGTATCTGCTGGAACATCAAGTCAAACAGCAACTGGTCTACACGTTGCACCAAGAGCTGCTACTGGTTCTGGTTCTGCCACAGCTGGAGATACTGCAGTTGGCCTGCATACAGCACCAAGAACTGCAACCGGCAATGGAATAAGCGGTTCAAGCAATGCGACTCTACAAAGCAATCTTCGTTCAGCAACTGCTTCTGGCGGTGCGACTGCAGGCGATACAGCAAATGGTCTTCATATTGCACCAAGAACAGCAGATGGAAATGGAACTGGAGATTCGGCGACATCAATCGTCACAACATTTATCAGAACCGCATCTGGTTCTGGTTTTGGAAATTCAAACAACACCATCTTGTACTCAAACCTCAGGACAGCTTTGGGTACTGGTTCTGCAACAGCTGGCGACGAAGCAGTTGGGTTGCATTCACATCTCCGAAATGCAAATGGTTCCGGAACAAGCGGTTCATTTGCCTCAAGTCTTCACAGCAATCTCCGTCAGGCAACAGCATTTGGTGGGGCCGCGGCTGGCGATGTGGCAACAGGTTTGCATACTGCACCAAGAGGCGCAAGTGGAAATGGAACTGGTTCATCATCACTAGCTCAATTGCTAACAATTATCAGAACCGCATCAGTAAGTGGTCAGAGTTCTCAATCAGTAACGCAATTAATAACAACACCGCTTACTGCAACTGGTCAAGGTGGAGCAACCGCAGGAGACACTGCAGTTGGATTGCACACCGCACCAAGAACCGCGAGTGGAACAGGCCATTCAAGCGAAACAGCAAGTTATGACACAGACCCAATCCAGGGAATTACAGCTGGATACTGGGGTATTCAGGCTCTCATTAGTTGAGATGAAGTAAACTAGGAGTAATCATGGCAGCATATACACGCAAACAATATTCGGGTGCAGCGCGCAACACGACGACAACAACGCTGCTGACGAACGTTGGCACAACTGTTGACATTGCGGCAACAACTGGATGGCCATCTATTGCTGGTATTCCTTTTTATGTCGTAATAAACCCATCTTCTATTTTTGAAGAAAAGTGTCTTGCCACAATTTCTGGCTCAACATTGACCCTTGTAAGAGCACAAGACGATACTACGGCGTCGCAGCACCCGATTGGTTCTGTCATCTATCCAGTTTTTACGGCAAATGATGCAGACGAAGCCAATGAACTCGTAAGCAAACTTACTACTAAAGGCGACCTGCTCACTACTGATGGAACAAATCTCCTGCGACTCGGTGTTGGTCCAAACGGATACTTTCTAAAAGCAAGCACTTCTGCATCTGCCGGCGTTGAGTGGGCATCAATCCCGACAATCAACAGTCTAAACGACATTGGCGACGTAACAATCAGTGATGTAGAAGAGGGAGATTTCCTTGTTTACAAGAACTCTGCTTCTGCTTGGATTAATGAAACAATCCACTTCATTACCGTTTCAGATACAGAACCAACTGATGAAATTAAAGTCGGCGACCTTTGGTATAACTCAAGCGAACTTGAACTCTATACATATTACTCAGGTTCTTGGATTCAGGTAACGCTTACACCAGAGTTTCCAAAAGTCGAAGAGCTTGATAATGTTTACATAAGTACGGCCAACACTGGTGACGTTCTTGCATTTGATGGTCTTGACTGGTACAACGACACTGTTTCAAATTTGTTTGGTTCCCACATAATCGCATTGAGTGGAGATGTTTCTGGTTCGGTCATGTTTGATGGTTCTGCAAGCGTAAATATCTCAACAACGCTTCAGCCGAACAGCATCGCCCTGGGTGTTGATACAACTGGCAACTATGTAAACGACCTAACCGCAGGAACTGGTGTCACGGTAACGCATACTCCTGGTGAAGGCTCAAGTCCAACGGTTGCTATTGGACAGGCTGTTGGCACTTCCGCTTCAGTGACTTTTGCAAATGTAACAGCAGACCTCGTAGGAGATGTTACTGGGAATGCGTCTACTGCAAGCGCGTTAGAAACCGCACGAACTATCTCGCTCGCTGGAGACTTAAGCGGTTCTGCTTCTTTTAACGGAGCTTCCGATATCACTATCAGCGCAAGCGTTGTTAACTCTGGTGTGAGCCTTGATGAAATTTCAGATGTTGTAATCACAAGCCCGTTAAATCATCAGTCATTAACCTACAACGGAACAAACTGGGTTAATGAGTATGCCCCGACTGTTACATATGCAAGGAACGCTGAAGCAAATGCTTTGAGTATCGGCGAAGTAGTTTATCTATTTGGGGCTGCTGGAGATAGGGCATCAGTAAAAAGGGCATCTAATTCATCAGAGGCAACATCATCCAAAACTGTCGGTGTTGTTTCTGTTGGCGCGGCTTCAGGCGCAAATGTAACAGTTACAACGCTTGGATATGTAAGTGAAATCGCATTGGGTTCATACACTGCTGGTGACGCACTCTGGCTGGGTTCAACTCCCGGAACGTTCACCGTAACGAAGCCAGTTGCTCCTGCTCATACCGTGTTTGTTGGAGTGGTGGCCAGGGCAAACTCCGGAAACGGCATCATGTATGTCAAGTGTCAAAACGGTTACGAGCTAGAAGAAATCCACAACGTAAAAATTAATGGAGTGTCTGACGGTCAATTCTTGCGCTACAACAGTGCATCAACAGTATGGGTTAACGATGCAATCAACCTAGGAACCGACACTGTTGGCAACTATATGTCCGACATTACACAGGGCACTGGCGTAACCATTACTCACACCCCTGGCGAAGGTTCAAACGCAACTATTGCCATTGGTCAGGCAGTAGGCACGAGTGCATCAGTTACTTTCGCAAGTATTAATGCAACTGGCGATTTGGTAGTTGGTGGCGACCTTACGGTAAACGGAACAACCACGACCTTGAATACAGAAACACTTGAGATTGAAGATAACATTATTGTTCTCAATTCGAATGTTTCCGGTTCTCCCTTAACAAATGCTGGAGTTGAGGTTCAACGCGGAACTTCCGATAATGTTTCTATTCGCTGGA